GCATTAGATCATACATTATACATAGCACTCGTCCAATCCTGACATAACTATGAGTTATCATGGCAGAAGATATTGTAAAACTAAGCGAATACTCCCACATGCGACTCAGGACAGAGATGTATCTGGGCAGCAGGAGCAGCCATACTCAGAACATCGTGCATTGGAATGGCAAGAAATTGACTCCGATGGACATGACCTGGACACCGGCTGTGTACTGCGCCTTCAGAGAGATCTTGGATAACGCCCTAGACGAAGTGATTGGACACAAGAAGGGATCAAAGATCGATGTGACCTTTGATCCAAAGGAAATGATATTTGGCGTAGCTGACGATGGGCGCGGCATCCCGATCGACTGGGATGAGAACGAACGCATCCACAAGGCCACGATGGCCATGACCCAAGCACGAGCAGGTCGCAACTTCGGCGATCGCCAAGAAGTGCGCGGTACCAACGGCATCGGAGCCAGCACTGTGGTCAACTGCTCCGAATGGGTATCCCTAGAGATCCACCGAGATGGACAGAAGTTCTATCAGGATTTCCACGAGGGCTCTGACATATTCCCTGCTCTACAGATAAAAGAACCCAAGATCACCAAAGCTGCTGGCAAGACTGGCACTGAGATCAAGTTCAAGCTGAGCAAGAGCGTGTTCAAGAATGCCAAACTACCCATGGCGTTCATGGTAGCACGCATGCACGAAGTGGCGGCTAACCATCCTCGTGTCAAGTTCACTTTCAATGGTGTCCGCGTAGCTGTCAAGCCCACTATCGAGAAGACTTTCTTCGACGGTAAGGACGTGATCAAGCTGCCAGTGGTCCACAAGGATTTCACCAGCACGTTCTATCTCACCTCTGGGTTCGGTACGGAAGGCGAGCATATCCATACCACAGTCAATGACATCCCAGCGTTCAACGGTGGGCAGCACATTGACACGTTCAAGAGACTGTTCTACGGCAACTTGATCAAGGCACTGGAGCGTGAGAGCAAGCGTCGTGGGTTGACACCCAACAGATCAGACATCTCAGAAGGCTTGCTGATCTACAACGTGACCACCATGCATGCTCCGAACTTTGATAGCCAGAGCAAGACACGCTTGATCAACGAGGATGTGGATGCTTACATCAAGACATTCTTTGACGATGACGCTGTGCTCAAGGAGCTGATCAAGAAGCACAAGCCTTGGCTTGATGAGATCTATGCTCGCTGCGCAGCACGCACTCAGAAGAAAGATGATGCTGATCTGGCCAAGGCTGGACGCAAGCTGATGCGCAACAAGGTACCCAAGCTGTTGGATGCCAACGGCAAGGATCGTACCAAGTGCATCCTGTTGATATGCGAAGGCAATTCGGCTGTGAGCCAGATCTCATCTGTTCGAGATCCTGAGGTCCACGGTGCGCTGCCATTGCGTGGTAAGATCTTGAACGTGAGGGGCGAAGCTCCCAAGGATGTGATCGCTAACCAGATCATCCAGGACTTGATGACCAGCGTGGGTTGTATCTTGGGTCAGAAGGCTGATCGCAAAGACTTGCGCTATGGCAAGGTTTACCTAGCTGCTGACCAAGATCCAGATGGTGCCAACATCACTGCGCTGTTGGTCAACTTCTTCTACTTGCATTGGCCCGAGCTGTTTGACAACACTAAGGAACCGTTCTTCTATGCGTTCCAGACTCCATTTATCATCCAGGAGAAGGGTAAGAAGCGCCATTACTGGTATGCCCACAACTATCTAGAATACGATGCAGCAGATTGGAAGAACTGTCCAAAGCCAACTCGCGCCAAGGGCCTGGGCAGCTTGGAGGAAGCAGATTGGGTCCACAGTTTGAAAGATCCACAGCTGATCCCTCTGACTGATGACGGCGACCTTGGTGAGGCATTGGACTTGATCTTCAACGGATCTCGTGCAGATGATCGCAAAGGCTGGGTTGCATTGGATGCATGATGGTTGAAGATTTATATAGCGATCAGATCAAGATACTAGCCAAAGCTCATCAACCTGATCAGTTGATCAATCCGCACGCTACTGTAACCAAACGAGGTCCTCTATGTGGTAGCACGATCATCGTGCAGATCTGCATGGAGGGCGATGTTGTTACTGAATACGCGGTTGATTCCAAAGCCTGCATGGTTGGTACCGCAGCGGCTCAGCTGATGCGGGAGCTAGCTGTTGGTAGTACCAGTGACGAATTGCATCGTATACGGGATACTATGCTGGCTATGTTGAAATCAAACGGTGAGCCGCCTAGCGGCAAGTGGACAGCTCTGGGGATGTTCCAGCCAGTCAAGGATCATAAAGATCGGCATGCTAGCCTGATGTTGATATTTGATGCGTTGTGTCAAGCAGCAGATGACCTCAATAGGTTGGTTGCATCGGATGCATAAGGCTGTTACACTACATGGCAAGCCCGGCGAGTTCAATAGCGATTCTATAACTCTATGGGTTGATATGATAGACGGGATGGTCGAGCAGCATGACGTTAAGAAACTGTTGTCTGCGCCATCTATACAGAGATTGCAGCAATTGATAAGATGGGTGCATGACACTGATATACCAGACACTGATGTTACCTTGGCTATGTACAGTTACAAACGCATGGAAAGCTATCAGACTGTGGTATACTATTATCTGCATCTATACAAGCCGGAGCATCGGACGCTGTTCCTGCTCTGCAATGACAACATATTTGAGGAAGCCGTAGCATGACACTCTATGCAAGCACTACAGAATACATCAAGAGCACCAGCCGAGATTACTCGATCTATGTGTGCCAGAGCCGCGGTATCCCTAGCATATGCGATGGACTCAAAGATGCGCAGCGCAAGGCGCTGTTCGTCATCAAGCCCAAGACAGACAAGATCAAGACTATCTCATTAGCCGGTGAACTGATCTCATCTAACATCTATCTACACGGTGACGCATCAGCGGCAGAGACGCTGAGCCTCATGGCTGCAACCTATTGCAACAACGTGCCTTTCTTGCACGGGATCGGCGCATTTGGTACCAAGGTAGGTCCTACTGATTGGGGTGCACCTCGCTATACCTATCTAAAGAAGTATGGCATAACTGAATCGCTGATCTATCCAGACTACGATATCATCCCGCTCAAAGAGAATTATGATGGGTCGGTGCTGGAACCCAAGCACTTCCTACCACTAGTACCACTGGTGTTGCTCAACGGTATCTCTGGCATCGCAGTGGGCTGGAGCACAGACATCCTACCCCGCAGGCTAGAAGACTTGATCGAAGGTTGCATCGCAGCCCTGGATGGTAAAACAGTCAAGCGCCTCACACCAACATATGATTACCTAGACTGCAAGAGCCGCGACCTGGGCGGCAACGCTTGGGAATTCACAGGCAAGGCGGCAGCACCGTGTGGGTTGAAGAGCTACCCCCGGACCTCACGTTGGAGAAGTTCAAGGCACGCTTGAACAAGATGGAAGACGAGGATCTGATCCAGACCTACATCGATCGCAGCACCAAGGACATCCGCATCGAAGTGCGCTTCAAGCGTGGTACGATCAACGGTTGGACTGAAGACAAGGCTATCGAGTTCTTCAAGCTGAAGAGCAAGACCACCGAGCGCATCGTGGTGTTGGACTGGGACGGCAACAGCATCAAGCAGTATCCCACTGCTGAGATCCTGTTGAACGAGTTCGTAGCATGGCGCTTGAATTGGTATGCAGAACGCTATAAGAAGCTGATCGCAGATGCCACCTACACACTAAATTTCAACCTGGCTCTCAAGGCTTGCATCGATAAGAAGCTGCCGCAGTTCCTACCAACTGCTGAGAACCGAGCGGCAGTAGTCGACAAGGTGTTGAAGATCTGCGACAAGATCCCGCTGGATGAATCACAGATCGATCGCATCGCCAGCTTACCCAGCTATCGCTGGGCCAAGGATGCGTATGATGAGATCACCAAGCGCATCGCAGAGCTCAATGCTACCATCGCCGATCATCAGAGCATCCTAGCTACACCTGCCAAGCAGCGAGCCATCTACAAGGCAGAGCTACAGGCCCTGAAGAAGCTGCCCAAGATCGAACGATAAATATTGATATGAGAGCTGACGAGATCACAGAACCAAATATACAAGCGCATAGGCAAGGTAATACGATATGGATCGATTACTTTGAAGTCCCTGTGCGAGGTAAAGGAGTTGGCTCTCAGGCATATAAGAACTTTGAAGACAATCTACCGCCAGATATCACTAAGATAAGACTGCATGCTAGTGATGCTGGTCATGGACCAAGCCACGGATTTTGGGATCAAATGGGATTCGATTATGAGTTTCCAGATGATGACAATCAAATGATTAAACATATCAAACCCGAAGCAAGCACCAAATGAGAGCAACAGAGATAGACCAGGATGTCAGCCGCGGTGCTGGGTGTTTGATATATGCCAAAGAACCTAGGACTTGGTTGTTCATCCAGCGCAGCTCTTATGTCAGCTCGCCTTTGACTTGGGGCATACCAGGCGGCAAGGTAGAACCAGGTGAAGATTATCTAGAAGCAGCCCTCAGGGAAGCTCGCGAGGAGATCGGCAAGGATCTCTCTGATGTGCCACACAAGATGATCTATGCGTTCAAACAGGATTGGCCTGTGTTCATATACAAGACCTTCGCCTTCGTGGTAGACAAACCATTTGAACCGGTGCTGAACTGGGA